GGGTATGCCACAAGTCCTACATATGCTACCACATTGATTGAAACAATCAACAAATACAAGCTATATGAAATTGACCGAGAAGTGCTTGGAAAAGTTATTGAATTTCAAGTTGCGAAAGAGCCAGCAGAATATTATCCTTTGCTCAAACAGGGAAGCAAGGGAGAGTATGTTTTATACTGGCAGAAGTTTTTGAATGCCAACGGATATTTTTGTGGACTTGAGGATGGAATATTCGGGAAGAATACAAAGTTAGCAGTACAAGCGTTCCAAGATGCTAACGGCTTAAAAGCTGATGGTATCATAGGGAAGAAAACGTGGAATGCAGTTCATGAGATTACAAAGAACATGCCTGGTACGTTGATAATGACAGCTTAGGAGAGTAAGATGGTTCCTAGTATTAATATCAATATGCGGAATATTATAATTCCGATGTATAAAAAAGTGTTTAATGATATCATGAAGCACAAGCATACCACTTATGTATTCGCAGGAGGGCGAGGGTCAACCAAGTCCTCCTTTGTTAGTGTGATGATTGTATTGCTTATTATGAGCTTCCCAAAAGTTCATGCACTATGTTTTAGGAAAGTGGCAAATACAATTCAGAAATCAATCTATAGTCAGATAGTATGGGCAATATATACACTTGGAGTTGATAGCTTGTTTATAGTACCAAAAACATACGCTTCTCCAATCATATATAGACCCACAGGACAGCAGATATTTTTCATGGGTTTGGATGACCCAAATAAAGTAAAGTCAGTTAAAGTTCCATTTGGATATATCGGTATAACGTGGTTTGAAGAGCTTGACCAATATAGTGGAGAGAATGAGCTAAGAAAAGTAACACAATCAACAAAGCGTGGTGGTCAGCTATTTTGGGATTTTAGAACATTTAATCCACCTATCAGCAAGAACAATTGGGCAAATGAATATGCGAGTGATGTGGAGTATGATTCTCCATCAACACTTGTGGTTAGAAATACATATCTTGATGTTCCTATTGAGTGGCTCGGACAAGAGTTCATTGATGATGCAGAAGAGCTTAAAAGAAAGAATCCAAGAGCATACGCTCATGAATACGGAGGGCAAGCAATTGGTACAGGTGGAGATGTATTTCCTAATGTTGAAGAGTTCGATAGTATGGCAGATTCACCGATGTATGATGCATATGGGAATATAGTTGGACATAAACCACTTTGGACAACGTTTGATAGAATATACTGCGGACTGGATTGGGGATTCGCTATAGACCCATTAAGATTCGTTAGATGCCACTTTGACAAGAAGAAGTATGATTTATATATCTTCCGTGAATTTAACGCCGTTAAAATGGGAAATAGAGAAGCATATGAGAAGATATACCAGGAAAAGAAGTTGATAACAAATCAAGAGCTTGTTACAGCGGATTCAGCAGAACCAAAATCTATAATGGACTTTAAAGCATACGGAGCATATATCAGAGGAGCAGACAAAGGACCTGATTCAGTACGCTATGGAATCAAGTGGTTGCAAGCTTTGAATCATATTTACATTGACAGAAAAATGTGTCCTGAAACATTCAGAGAATTTACAACCTATGAATATGAGCAAGACAAAGATGGTAATTTTATAAGCGCATATCCTGATGCGGATAATCATGGGATAGATGCGACACGTTACGCAACAGAAAAATTTTGGCAGAGGAAGGGTAATTAATATGGGTAATGAAAAAGATATAGATATGTTGATTAAGGATATTAAGCAAGGAAATGTTCAAGATATAAGCTGGGAAATTCTATTGAAATTGACAGCACAATTGGCAAAAGAACGGGAAGCACAGGAAACAGAGAATGACTTGAAATAACATATAATATTGTTTATAATTTAAGAGTAGTACAAACAACAAAACAAAGGATGGAACAAAATATGGGAAAGTTACTAAACGCGGAGTTTGGTATCTATGAAGGAGTAGGCGAATATGAGTTCCCGCAAATTGAACCTGTTCACGAGATACCAACGATTGACAGATGGATTGGATTTAATTATGTTAAGACAACCCACAAGAAGAAGTTGAAGAACACAGCGGTGCATTTTTTCATTGATGATTACCAATTTGAGCGTGTGTGGAATCAGGTGAACATTTATACACCGTTGCTGAAAAAATTTAGTTGTGTGCTATCTCCTGATTTTAGTATGTACACTGATTTTCCGAAAGCAATTCAGATATACAACAAATATAGGAATCATTGGCTTACAGCTTATTGGCAAGAGCAAGGGATGATTGTAATTCCTACAATCTTGTGGAGTACAGAGAATCATTGGGATTGGCAGTTTGAAGGGTATCCAAAAAATAGCATAGTTGCAGTAAGCAATGTCGGATGCATGAATGATAAAGAAAGCAGAGAAATGTTCAATGCAGGCTTTGAAGAAATGAAGAGAAGATTGGAACCTGAGTTAATACTTTTTTACTGCCATAAGTTTGATAATTATGATGGACCTATCAGATATATCAGATATTTACAAGGCCATCAATTGAAAGTGTGATATCATGGGAATGGGCAAAACAGTTGTAAAGAATGCAAGACCAAGAAAGAGTATGGAAAACAGTACAAAAAATAGTACAGAATCCAAACTTAATGAGATAGCAGAAGATGGCAGTATTACAATGAGCTATGTGCATATTCATAATGCAAAGCAACAGATAGTTCCAGGAATGGACTTCGGTCAGAAGCTTGAACCCGCAGGTGAATACATGAATATGGATACATCAAACGGGAAGTACAAAGTTGACCAACCCAATTATGAGTATGGAGTGATACACTTTGATAATCCGTTAATACTTGAGCATAAAAATACAGGCTCAACAGGGTGGAAAAAAGACCTTAGCGATATGTTTGGTGGAAAAACAGGAAAAGCATTATCAAATGCTATCACAAAAGCGGGATATGATGCTGTAATGACTTATGAATATTGGAAGGGCAATAAAGAGTGGTCAGAGATTGTTAATCTAAAGGGGAAAAAGAAGGGTAAAAACTAATGGCAGAATATTTGATACATGCGTGTGAAGAACGTATGTGGTATGTTGAAAATCACTTAATTCCAAGCATGTTAAAGCAAGGCATTGATAAATCTAACATTGATGTATATGTTGATACAGAAAAGCTTGGTAATTTAGAGGCTTATGTACAAAGCTTATATTTAATGGAGAACGGAAACGGCAGATGGCATTTACAAGATGATGTGGTTATAAGCAAACAATTCAAAAGATGGACAGAAGAATATGATGATGGAATTGTATGTGGGTTTTGTAATGCGTATTCAGAGCAATTTCCGATGGGAGTAGTTGAGCCTAGAAACATGTGGTATTCTTTTCAATGCATGAGAATACCTGATACAATTGCAAAAGAATTTGCAACGTGGTTTTATCGAGAATGCGAGTATAATAAAAAATATGCAGAATGGGTTAAAACAAGACATGATGATTTAATATTTCATTTATACATGGAGCAAGCTTTTAAAGATGAACGTGTATTGAATTTAGCTCCGAATATAGTTGACCATATAGATTATTTATTGGGAGGAAGTATCATTAATAAAAAACGTGGGGACATGAACGTTAGGTCAATACATTGGAATGAAGAAGATGTTATAAAAGAGTTAGAGAGGGATTTGCAATGTCAATGTGGGCAACAATAAAAGATAAAATAAAGGAGATATTGGAGAAGATGTTAGGAGCAAGAACAATTGAAAATGTTTTACATGTCACACCAGCTATATCGTCAATAATGGAAGAAAAAATTCAAACGTGGACAGACATGTACCAAGACAGAGCTTATTGGTTACATGAGCCTTCAGATGATGACCCGGTAAGAATTGCTTCTTTGGGACTTCCTGCATTGATATCAAGCGAAAAAGCAAGAATGGTTCTGATAGAATTTCAGAGTGAAATAACAACGCCAACAGAAGAAGTTGAAGTTGATAATCCTGATTTTAAAGAACCGGAACCCGATATGTTTGGAAATATAGTTCCATCAGCTCAACCGCCCACAATAATGGAAGAGAAGCCTATAGGAGATACAACTAGAGGAGAATTTTTAAATCATGAATATCAGAAGTTAACGAATCAATCAGAAAGACAACTTGAGTTTGGAATAGCTCAAGGCGGATTGATTGTAAAGCCGTATCCTGTGTTTACAAACATAGATGAAACACAGACATACGGAGAGAAAAAAGTTGTACCTACGGGATATTTTGAGTTTGATTTTATACATGCTGATTGTTTTTATCCGATGGCATTTAATGCAAATGGAGATATAACAGAAGCCGCATTTATACAGACGAAGGCAGAAAGAGATACAGTATATAGAAGGCTTGAATATCATAAGTGGTCAGGTAATACAGTTGAGATAATCAACAAAGCATTCAAAGCTCAAAACGGAAGCACGGAAGAAAGTTCAAATAATCTTGAGCTTGGAGAAGAAATTCCTTTAACAGATATTCCTGAATGGAAAGATTTACAACCTAAAGTAACAATCAAGAATGTTAACAGACCTCTATTTGCTTACTTTAAAATGCCCGAAGCAAATACAGTTGATACAACAAGTCCTTTAGGTGCTAGTGGATTTTCAAGAGCTGAAAAATTGATACGGGATGCGGACATGCAGTACAGCAGATTATTATGGGAATATGAAGCTGGTGAAATGGCAATAGATATTGACCGTGATGCATTGAAAACAGAAGATGATGGGCGCGGATATTCTCATACATCAAGACCTTATTTGCAGGAAAGATTGATGCGTAAAGTTGACTTAGGTTCCACAGGTGATACTTACAATCCATTTAATCCTACATTGCGTGATACATCATACTTACAAGGGCTTAATGCTGTATTGATGCGTATTGAAGATGCATGTTCATTATCAAGAGGAACATTATCAGATGCAACACAAGAAGCAAAGACAGCAACAGAGTTAAAGATATTAAAGCAAAGAGCTTACCAGGCAAACTTGAGAATACAAAAAGCATGGGAAGAGCAATTAAGAAATGTTGCTTATATAATGGACGTTTATTGTACACTTTACAATATGGTAGGAGATATTACATTTGCGGGAGACGGTACTCCGCTTGATACAAACAAAGGTCAATGGGATATATCATTTGAGGGGATGATAGTATT